AGGTTCCCAACAGGGCCGGGCGACTGGCGTCGCAACTGGCGCACGGCACTTTTGGCGACGCCTAAGCTCGCCGACGCTGTGCTGCGCGAGGCACTCGACGCGGTGGAGCGCCACGGCACCGTGACCGCGGCTGCGCTGGCGCTCGACATCAACCGCTCGACTCTTGATCACCGACTGCGCAACGCGCGCCAGCGGTTCGGCTTGTCTGCCAGCGAGGAGCCGGCCGAGGTCGAGGTCGAGTTGCCGACGTTTCCAGACGATGACATCAACGTCGGGGAAATGCTCGACCACCTTGAGCGCCGCTTCGACAAAAAGCAGGCGCGCGAGACGGCCGCGCGGTGGTTTCCGATCACGATCAAGTCGGACAGGCCGGTCGGCCTGGCGGTGGTCGGCGACCCGCATCTTGGCGCGCACTGCAACATCAAGCTGTTGCGACGAGACGCCGCAATCCTGGCAGGTACTCCCGGCATGATGGCCGTGAACATCGGCGACTCTGCCGACAACTGGGGACGCCTCGTCCACCTCTACGCCGAGGCCGACATCAGCCGGCCGACCGAGCAGCGCCTGGCGCGATGGCTCTTGGCCGAGGCGGGCATCCCCTGGGTGGCCTTCTTGCTCGCCAATCACGACACCATGCACTCTGAATTTGCTACATATCTGAAGACCATAAACGTGGCTCAGATTCCGATGGTCGACTGGCGTGCGCGCTTCCGCTTGGTGTTCCCGGCCTGCGAGGTGCGCGTCGACGCAGCCCATCATCATAAAGGCACGTCGCTCTATAATCGTCTGCACGGCCAGAAGCGCGCGGCGCTATGGGACGAGGACGCCGATATCTACGTCGCGGGGCATCACCACACTTGGGCGATTGCGCACGAGGAGCTGGATGATGGCCGTGTCGTTCACCTCGCCCGCGCGCGCGGCTACAAATGGCACGACGAGTTCGCGACCCGGCACGGCTTCCATCAAGATGAATTTGGCTCGACGATCCTCTTTGTGATCGACCCGAGCGAGGGCGATCCGGTGCGCCGTATCACGGCATTTGCCGACCTCGCAGAGGGCGCGGAGTTCCTGACGTGGAAGCGCGCCCGTTGATCCGCGCGCGGACTCGGATCATCCGGATTCCCTGCGCGGCAGATAGTGCGGGGGAGGACGATAGCGTTGGCATGAAAAAAGGCCTCGCGCAGCAGGCGCGAGGCCAGTTTGGGGAGGCTATCACCAACGACCATACCTGATTTTTGATTCGATGACCAGACATTCGTTCGACACCCATGTCCGGTCCGGGAAATAGGTGACCTGTCCGCAGCCGACTGCCAGCTCGGCGAGTACGATGAAGATGAGACCTCCTAGCGCCACGGTGATGATGAATTTCAGCATCTCTCTTCCCAGTTCCAGCCGTCGTTGAGAACCAGAAGTCATCTGTCTATTCCTCTGTCGTGGAATTCAGGCCGCCAACTGAATTCCGTGGCGGCTCGTCTAATGGCTTTGAGCTTGCGGCCAGCCGGGAGTAGCCGAATAAAGTCTCCGGTGTGTCCACCTTGTGGTGCGCGGTTGCCAGTTTCAAAATGCCGCCACCTGACCAAACCCATATCGCCGAGCAGTTCGGCGAGCTGCTCCACATAGTTAGAGCTTTTTTTTGTCCATCTGCCGCCGCCGCTGTAATAATTAGGCTCGATGCCGTCGCGGCTTTCGATTAGTTCGGCGAGAAGTTCGCGTTGTTTTTTGCGTATAGTCATGGTTTTGTCTCCTTGGGTTGGTTTGAGTTAGGTTTGCGTCCTGTCAACCGGGAACAATCAGCCCGGCGATCTCGTCCTGAGTGCCTCGGACGGCATCCCAGAATTCGCCAAGCGTTCCAATCGGCAATTCGCTTTCGGCGCGGTAGGTGACGAGGATCAAGTCATCCATCGCTCGTCTGACACTCCTGACATTTTCCGTCAAATCGGCCAGAATCTCGCAGACCTCCTCGCGCCGTTCGTCTTCCGCTGTCATCATTTTATGTAGCATTTTCCACTCTCCTGTTATCGTTGGGGCTTTAATTATACACAGCCAGTGACATACGTCAACCCCTCCCCCATAAAATTTTTCGCTTGCGTGCCCGACTTCTTTGGTACACTATGAGTGAGATGATGCTGTAATCGAAGATAACAACCACGACGGAAGCGACGCAATGTCAGCCATTCTTTTGACGCCTCCCGTAACCTTGCCGGGCACGCTGTTCGAGTCGTGCCCGGCCTCTTTGATGAGGCGTAGTAGATGACCGCCGAGTTCGTCCACGTCAATGTTCTATCTCCCAACACTCGCATTGCCTGGACTGACGTTACCAGTCGAAATCATGAGGCCGTCGTCCGTCCCGATCCGAATCTCCCCGCCGCCATGGTCGGATTCGTCCGTGTGATCGAGATGGTGGACGACAACGAGCTTGTTCAATTTCTTCCGGCAGGATGGCTGGTCGAGGTGGTAGAGCGCGCATGAGCGAATCTCAGCACAAGATCATGACGTGGGCTCAAGAGACATTTGGGCCGGCCGACCCGAGCGCGGTGTTCCGCAAATTTCATGATGAAGTCGGCGAGCTGACGCGCGCTTTCGACAGCGGAGACAAACGAGCTATCCGCAAGGAATGCGGCGACGTCCTGGTGATGCTGTTCCGATTGACCGACCATGCCGACGGCGACCTCGTGGCGATTCTGGAAGACGTCATGGCCGAGAATCGCGCGCGCGAATGGAATCTCAACGGCGACGGCACGGCGCAGCATGTGGTGGGGACATGACCGGCACCACCAAATGGTCCGCTGCCCCGATCGTCGTCGACGGGATCACGGTTTCGGTCAAGCATCCTATCTCGCCCAAACGCCGGAGCGAGGAGAAAGCGCACATGCGCGCCCTCGGTAGGTCTGACCGATCACCGAAGGACGTCGAACTCGATTATCTCGCTTGGCGTCGAGAGTTGTCCGGCGGCGACTGCGATCACAAGGACGCGGAAGGGCGGGCCGGCTGTGAACGGTGCGGGAAATTGTGGCCATGACGAGACGCTGCTCCACTATCCGGCGTGTTTTATAGCATTATCGGATGCCGTGTTAATTTTTCCTGTCACAAATGAGGGAGTAGATGACATGAAAGCGCCGCAAGACATCGTTGCCGTGCTGGGCGGCACAAGCAAAACAGCCGCGTTGCTCGGAATATCACCCCAGGCGGTCAGCAACTGGCTGGCGCGCGGCAACGTGCCGCTCGCACACACCGCGACGATCATCGCCGTCGCACGGGACAAGGGCGTCAAACTAAGCTACCAGGACTTGCTCGAATGATCGCCGGGATCGATGTCGGCCTGACGGGCGCGATTGGGCTGCTGTACGAGGACGGCACCGCTTACGTCTACGATATGCCCGTCTTTTCAAAAGAGGTGAACGCGGCGGCGCTGGCGGATATCTTCCGCGAGTTCCCACCGGATCATGTTTACCTTGAAGCGGTGAACTCGTTCGGGATGGGGCGGCAGTCGGCCTTCAACTTCGGCCAAGGCGTCGGCGCTATAAAAGGTGTACTGGCGACGATGGAAATTCCGTTCACTCCGGTCAGCCCATCGAAATGGAAAAAGCATTTCGGCATCGGTCGAGACAAGAGTGAAAGCAGAGCGGTCGCAACGCGGCTGTTCCCGGCCCTCGCATCTGAGTTCGCAAGAAAGAAAGACGATGGAAGAGCAGAAGCAATTTTAATCGCAAAGTGGGGAGAGTCAAAATGAACAGATATCAGGCACTCGCAGCGGCGGAAGCGACGGTCAAAAACCGCGAGGGAGATTACGGGAGTCCACAGCAGAATTTCGAACGGATCGCTGCATTATGGAATGTGATCCTGGCGGTAAAGCTAGGGAAAGAGCATGAAATCAGCGCGGCTGACGTTGGCATGATGATGATCGGATACAAGCTCGCACGTTTGATTGAAAGCCCCGACCACCAGGATTCGGCAATCGATGCCGCCGGGTATGCTGCGTTGCTGGCTGAAATCGCATGACCATATCTGCTTCTCCAGCCGTATTAAGCGACTTAATCTATATCGACAGTCTACAGAAAAAAAACGCAGAGCAATTATCGTTTTACCCAAAAGTTGTATTTGAGCGGGAAATAGAAAACAAAAGAATTTTGATAGCGAAACTTAACAACGAGCCAGCGGGATATATCTATCACGGCGCACTTGGGATAAATGTCAAAATACATCAAGCCTGCATCCAATACGATTTGCGGGGGCAACTATATGGAGCCGAGCTTTTCAGGCAGCTTAGAATATTGGCAGAAGCCGCAAATTGTATGTCTATCACTCTTCGATGTGGTTCGGATATCTTAGCGAACGGTTTCTGGTCCGCGATGGGTTTTGTATGTGAGGGCATAATGAAGGGTGGGGCGCGGCGTATGCGGGACATAAACTGCTGGCGTTATGACATAGCTCAACAGTTATTTGTGATACCAGTTGAGCCAAGCATAAAACGGCAAGACTCGTCTCTTTGGAGAAAAAATAAAACGGGAAAAAAGGCTATACAGG